AAGTTTGGGTAACAGAAGTAGATCCAATTTGTGCATTGCAGGCTGCAATGGATGGCTATCGTGTTGTTACAATGGACTGGGCTTGCCAACATGCAGATATTTTTGTAACTGCAACTGGCAACGTTGACGTTATTACCAAGCATCATATGCTACAAATGAAGCATAATGCAATTGTGTGTAACATTGGTCACTTTGACTCTGAGATTGATATTGCCAGCATTGCTGATGCACAATGGACTGAAGTAAAGCCTCAAGTTGATATCGTTAAACTAAGCAATGGCCGCCAAATTATTATTTTGGCAAAGGGTCGATTGGTCAATTTAGGTTGTGCAACTGGCCACCCCAGCTTTGTAATGAGCAATAGTTTTACTAACCAAGTTCTTGCACAAATTGAGTTATGGCAAAATACTTCCAATTATGAGCGCGGCCAAATGTACAACTTGCCGCGCAAACTTGATGAACGTGTTGCAGAATTACACTTAGATCATGTTGGTGCCAAGCTGACCACTTTGACAGAAAAGCAAGCCAAATACATTGGCGTTACAGTCGAAGGTCCATTTAAACCAGAGACATACAGGTATTAAAATGTTTGGAACTGCGTACACAGGAGGAGATCCAATGAAAGCACAAGCACCTGCACAAGGCATCAGTCTTGATAATGACTGGGGCGATGCTAAAACGTTCAACGTAGAATGCGATTGCACAAGTGATGATCATGCTGTTAAAATGTGGATTGAAGTTCAACGTGATAAAGACATTCCCGATGTTGAAGTTAGCTTTTATGTTACTACGTGGACTCCGGCATGGGCCGGCTGGGGTCAACGTTTACGTGCTGTGTACGACATTCTGGTCAAAGGGGTACACAAGCAAGAGCATCACTTGTTACTCAACAAGCAAAGTGCATTGAACTTTGCAGAGGCAATTAAAACTACGGTAGCTGAACTTGAAGTAACTAACAAATAAGCATATCATGGCAACGTGGACTCATAATTGTAAATCTAACGGAAAACTTATAACTATGCAATCCGAAGAAACCTGTAGCTTATGTAAGACTACATACAGTAACGAAGTTGATAAACGTATTAAACTTGTACCAGAATTACCACAGTATAGAGAAAAACAAATCCCTATGCTTTTTAAGGCATTTAAGAATGAATGATGATCACGCAAATTTAACAAACCCATGTGTGGGTATCTGTGTATCAAACGAAGACGGCACTTGCATTGGCTGTTTTCGTACCGCTGATGAGCGCAGTAATTGGTACATTGAATCAACAGCATGGCGGGATAAGGTACTAGCCGAGTTACCCAAGAGGGAAGATGATGTATTTGGACGGGATATTTGAAATGTTTGAATTTATTAAAAAGATTTTCAAAAAGAAGCCGACTGCAAAGTCAATGCGCAACAGCCCCGAACCTTGGGTTAATGTGGTGCAAGCACACCTGGCTCCAGACAATCCCAAACAAGGATACTTTGAACTAGAGTGGAATCCAGCCTTTGTACAGTTTCTACGCAATGGTGGCTACCAAGGTGCCACCGCCGAAGATATCGTCGATGCTTGGTTCACTGACATGTGCCGTAATGTAAGTATGGACAGTGATGCCGCTGGATCATTTATTGCCGATGCTGGCCGTATGCAAACGAACGATCGCACTCGCAATCAATGAAGGTTGAGTCGGTTAATGTTGCAACCGGCACCAAGCTACGATTAGAAGAGCGTACTGCCCAAAACAAATTAGAAGTTGCAATGCACAAACGGTGCTTGCAATTATCAGTACCAGATGACGAACTACGCAATGCATTTACTGAGCTACGAAAAACTTCTATTCAAAAATTCCCACAAGAATCAATTACAGTCAAACCAGGTGGTGTAGTTGGTGATCGTCATTTCGAACCTGATGTTATACGAAAATACGACGACGGTAAATTCTACAATGTGTCAGTATACAATCAAGTTAGTTTGTTAAGCAAAGAGCGATATAACGAACTTAATAATTTTTACAATAAAAACATAGTAGCAGGCCAATTTGGAGAGAACATACGAACCGAAGGCGTTGAACGCCTAGAAGGCTTGTCGCAAGGAACCATATTGCAGTTTGGTGCCACTGCACAAATTAAAATAACACATCTTAGAACTTACTGTTATAAGTTTGCAAATGTGCTGTTTCCAACCGTCGAAGAATTTTTCTATTGGAAAAAACACGCATTGGGACGGCCGATAGATCGAATTGGAGTCATTGGTCAAGTGGTTTGCGAAGGGATCATTCTTCCCTATGATCCTATAAGTATTGTATATAAACCAATAGATCATGTTAACCTTGGATACGTTCAACGTCCACATGGTGTTGCAAGCAGAACATTGGTCACCAAGGATCAACTATGAATGGAAACGTTGTTTCAGTATCGTTAAAACCAAGAAAAATGTCTGACACTGAACTACATGTTTATATTGATAAATCTACAGTAGTTGACACTGCTCTAATGCAAGAGAAGCATAACGTAGATCGACAACAACTCAGAGGGTTTGACATTACAAAGACTGTACAAAGCAGTATAGAAGTGGCGCCTGGCGGGGTAGTCGGCGACAAACATTTTGCATTTGACCTTATACGAGCCGATCGTGGAGTAGTACTGTTATCTGTTGAAACATTGAATAAGCATTGCACAGACTTTAAAACATCAATCGTGCCCGGTCAACTCGGTGAAAACATTTTGACAAATAGTATTGATCTCAACAACTTGCCTAAAGGTGCAATATTGCATATAGGTGACACTGTTAAATTGCAAGTAACAGGTCGGCGCAGTTTTTGTTTTAAGTTTATAAACGCCATTGGTGTAGAAAACGTACAACCAGGTCAGCGTTTTAACATGAATGAAGTTGGCTTACAGGCATGTGTGTTGGATTCGGGTACCATTTATCCAGGTGATCCTATTCGAGTAAAAATTCCCAGATCTGCTACGGCTTTACCAAGAAAACATGAATCAATTCCTCTTGCCAGATTTCGTAAAATTCCCTTGACAACTCTTTCTTAAACTGCTACAATACACACATGAGCTACTTAATCGTCGATGCCGCAAACTTATTCTTCCGTGCCCGTCATGTGATCCGTTCTGGTGATCCTGAGGAACGTGTTGCAATGAGCTACCATATTATCCTTGCTTCGGTCTTGCGTCAATGGCGCGATCGTCAGGGCAAGCATGTGGTATTCTGCTTTGAAGGTCGAAGCTGGCGCAAGGACGTTTACAAACCTTACAAGGCCAATCGTGCAGAAGGCCGTGCTAAACAAACTCCCAAAGAAGCAGAAGAAGAAAAACTGTTTTGGGAAAGCTTCGACAAGTTTTACGAATACATTAGTACCAAGACCAACGTAACTGTTCTTAAGAATCCAGTATGCGAAGCTGACGATTTCATTGCACGTTGGATTCAATTGCACAAAGACGATAACCATATTATCGTTTCAAGCGACACAGACTTTGAACAACTTATTGCTCCTAATGTGCAATTGTTCAATGGCATCACTGGCGTGCTTACTACACACGAAGGCTACTTTGACGAAAAGGGCAAGCCAGTAAAAGACAAGAAAACAAAAGAAGTAAAGCCAGCACCTGAACCAGAATGGTTGCTGTTCGAAAAGTGCATGCGTGGCGATACATCCGATAACGTCTTTTCTGCGTTTCCTGGTGTGCGTACCAAAGGCACAAAGAACAAGGTAGGACTCGAAGAAGCGTTTGCTGATCGCAATAACAAAGGCTTCATGTGGAACAATCTCATGCTTCAGCGTTGGACCGACCACGAAGGCGTCGAACACTTGGTTCGAGACGACTATGAACGTAATCGTGCTATTATTGATCTAACTGCACAACCAGATCACATTAAAGCTGAGCTTGATGCTACTATTGCTGAGGCTGTACAAAAAGAGCGTAATCCAAGCGTAGGCCCACACTTTATGAAGTTTTGTGGTAAGTACAATTTACAAAAGTCCTCAGATAATGCTCAACAACACACCGAATGGCTGGCGGCCAGCTATAACTAAAATAGGGATCATCACCCTACTAGCTTTCTGCATTGCATTTTTGGCATGGCCGGTCAATGCAGAAGTTTTTAAGCTAGACTCGCAATGGACTTGCGGAAAAACTTCAGACTTGGCTACTGAGCTTAAAGCTGCCGGAGAAGATGTTGTTATGGTTGGTTCTATTGATGGTGTTGTTGTATTCACACTTTGGGCTAACTCTAAAACTCGCACATTTACCGCAGTTGGAACCCCAACTAAAAATCCTGAAATGAGCTGTATTATTATACACGGCGACAAACTATCTATTTTAGCACCAAAAACTACGGTGTAGTTGGCTCATTAAATACCTACTTTTGATAAATAAAAGTATGAGTAGACCAAAGCCCAACATCCTATTAACGTATACAAACCCAAGAACTTACAAGAGCGAAGAAGTACTTGCGGCTGATGCAATATACGCTGTTTTTTACAAAGACAAGCCAATTAATCTTCGCACACTGAATAGCTTAATCAGCTATCCGGGACCAAAATACAAAAAGGTATCCTTCTCTAATCCAGGACATGCGTTTAACTTAGCTGACAAGTTAAACAAGCTATTCAAGGTAAATGACTTTTCAGTTGTTGAATTGAAGCAGGGCCGTAAAATCAATGAGCAAGGAACTTCCTACAAAGATAACTGAGTACTTGGCTCAGTACCCAATTCCGCACATTTGGGAAAACACCAAGATAACAGAGTACACTGTTTTTAAAAACTACCAACCTGGTCGACACAAGGGCTTACGTTTGACCACATTTGGTTGGGAATTAATGAAGCCCCACTTTCGCTATTGGTCATACCAATGCCCACCAGGATGGAGTCCAAATCCCGGGCACTTGATTGGACTTGAGCAACACCTGGATTGGCCCTACTATCACGGAGCTGGCTACTTTCGAATCTTTGGCGAACAGGACGCAATGGAAATCCGTTTAGTGAACGATGACATCATTCTTTGGCTAAACGGATTAAGTAGAAAAGCGCAGGGAAAAGGTTAAACCTAAGTACTACCTTTTTGTTGCA